GTAAGGTATTTGTCCATCGGTGCCAACTGATAAAGAACTGCCTGAATTAATATCTACATATTCTTTAGTAGCAATAGTGTCGCCTGTGGTTACATCTACTAATATGCTGTCGTTCAATATAATTCTTTCACGAACATATAAACCGTCAAATATTCCTGTTTGAGCGTAAGTATTAATACTTACAAATGCTAAAAATATAATAATTAGTTTTTTCATGAGTTATAATTTTCTCTGTAATTAATAATAGTATCAATAGTTCCACCACCTGTTAATGTAAAATATAAAGTAGTTGCACCTGAATAGTATTTTTGAACTAAATTACGCAACGAGCCGCTTGTTAGGGTTTGCACAGGTAGCACCTCGTTCCCGCTTGCTGTTGTGCCTACCTTTACATTTACCGTGCCACTTATCCAGATGAAATCTATACTTTCCAGGGCTACATCTGACCCTAAACTAAATGTAAAGTTCGCGCTTTTACTTGCTTCTTTATCTGTTTGTAAAGCTTGAGCCGTGTAAGTTTGTAAGGTAGTTATTGCGCTTTGCAAAGCCGCCACTAAGCTTGTGTGGGGTATTTTCCTTGAATACCATCCACCAGAACCGTCGGGTATTATTATGTATAAATAACCGCCTGATGTTGTTGTGGTTGATGTTTTTCCGCTTAAAAATTTGTCTATCGCCATTATTCAAATATAAAGTTATCACCATCTTCAAAGACAAAATTCTCACCATCTTCAAAGACAAAATTACTAATTTCTAAAGTTTTATCAAATTTGTTATTAGGATAAATTCGATTTAACAAAATATATTCTTTGTTTTTTTCATTTCCTAATCCAGTAGAGTTAATTATTAGTTCTTGACCTGCGAGATCGTCATTTAACCCCACATTATTATCTTTACAAATTGTTGCGCAATATTCGGCATTTCCAAACTCCTGTGTAGAAATATCAATTATTGTTTGCCCTTCTTTTGCTATTATAGTTTTCATTTTTGCTTTGTTGCGTCAATATTAATTCCTATTTCATCAATAGCGCCAGACGATTCAATGCTGTTAATCTTGTAATTGTCTCGCTTAAATTCCTGATAAATTACTTGTTTTAACTCTCTGCTTGAAACAGGGGCGTTAATATACTGCTGAATGTCAACACCAAGTAAAGGACTGCCAATAAATTGTCCTTTTCCAGCCTGTAAAATTGCTTCAATATGCTGACCATCCGATTCTATTATTTTAAAATCTCCGTTTTCAATTTCTAAAGTCTCTGTTGCTGAAATATCGTAACTTATCATTGTAAAATTTTTTTGTTTTCTAAATCGCTTTTTACTGTTGGAGTTAAACTTGCAGCATACCAGGTTGCGGCGGCGGCTTTTAGTGCTGCACCCCCATCATTTGGGGTGGTAGCCCAACTTGAAAAAACAGTTTTTAAATCGTTAATATCATTCTCTAAATTATTTAACTTAGTAACCAAATCGTTCACTTTTACCATTCCATCTAAAGAACCACCGTTAAATTGAACTAAATCAGTATCAATTAATATTTTATCAAGTTCAGCAGTTTGTGTAATAAACCCGTTTCGACTGTCTAAAAATGAAACAGTTACAAAACTACCAACTTTAGGAATACAAACTAAACCTTTTGATTGATTGCCTACTGATTGTAGTCTTACTTTTTGTAATTGAGCCGAATCGTCAATAGGCTGACATACGCAGGTGCGTTTAGTTTCATCAACAGAAACAACGGTACATACTTCCGAATACATACGTTCGCTTTTAAATGTTAACCTTACCATTGCTTTTATTTGATCTAATATTGTCATGTTAATTCTTGATCTAATTCTAAAATTTGTCTATAACCATTAATACCAAAATCATCTATTATTGATTTTACTGTAAATATGCCATTCCGTTCAGTGTATTTATTATCTGTTAATTCTGCTCGATCACCAATATTAAACAAAGGCTTTCCAAATATTGTAATACTTCCTATTGTTCCTGTGTAATATAAGTTAGGCAACCGTCTTAATGCAAGTTTATTCAAATTACTCTGACTTTGACCTGGAATATCTAATTTATTCAAAGTGCCGCCCGGATTAGTTGTTTGCACTTTTGCCGCGTTGTTTTCATCATAATATGCAAAGGCTTCTATCAGAGTACCGTCATCCTGCTTCGAAACGCCATAACTAACAACATCAATTTCATTTGCTTTTATATATTGTAAATTTTCACCGTCAATTATATTGTACTGAAAGTCTAGTTTTTTTGTGATTTCGTTTATTATAGATGTTTTAAATTTAATTTTTAATATTTCATCTTCAAAATACGAAAATAAACCATATTTGCTTTTCAGTTCTTCAAATACATCTATTAAAGTAGCGCCTTTTTGTATTTGCCAGTCGCCTAGTTCAACATCTTCAACTTCATAAGTTCCTGAATAATTTGCCTTAATTAGATCATTTAAACTTATTCCTAGTTCTGAATAATTGATTAATCCTTTTTTCTTTAGTTTCCAGGCTTCGTCTTCGCACTGAAATATTGCAGGGCTTCCGGGTACTTTTTTTGTAAGATAACCTTTAAATCGTGTTATAAGATCAGGATAATAGCCTAGCTTAATTTCAACTGCATCGCCTTCGTTAAAAATTTCTAACATGTTATCGTTAGTATCTTTAAACTTGTTAGGCATAACAATAGTAGCAGTATCGGTAAAGGTATCGTAACTTTTATTAATTGTTGCGCGATTCACGTATGTAAATCGGTAATTTCCTATTGTTATTTCACAGTTTAATCTTATCATATTACTGCCTGTACATCTGTTAATGCTTCTGCTAATGCTTGCTCTATTTGTTTGCGAACATTTACAGCGCCTTCCTTAACTGTTGTTGAATTTACGTTAAATGTTTCAACTAAATTGTTAATATTTATGTTTAAAACTTTTGGTGCTGCTGCTGTTATTTTGGTTAATCCGGTGTTTATTTCATCTTCTGATCCGGGTTTAATTAAATTCGATGGCTGCACTTTACCCTGCGCATTTACATAATCTTGTATCGCTTTTATTCTTGTTTTTAATGTTGACACTTGTGTACGATCATAAGATTTAGATTTTAACATTAAATCCAATCTGTCTTTATCAACCTGTAAATATCTTTCGGATGCTGCTGTTAGTTCATCAATATTATTTTTTTTAACACCTACCCTTTTAATAAAAGATTCAAACTCCTGTATGTCTTCCTGAGCTTGTGTACTTAACGATTCTTCTCGTATATTTCTTTTAATTTCAGATACAGATTTATTAGCCATATCTAATTGTTCTACAAACTTAGTTAACGATTGAATGCCACTTCTAAAAAAACCAGATATAGGTCCTTCCCCTTTGTTAAGATTTAATACAAAAGCTTCCCAACTAGAGCTTAATAATTTTACATCTGAGTTTAAGTTATCTGTGTTTATTCTCTGCTGTTCGTATGCTATATTTGTGCCGGTTAATGATTTTGTTAACTCGTCAACTCTTTTTCTGTTCTGTATTAATATTCTCGCTGCAATTACGTTTCTTGAACCAAACATTTTTGTCATTTCAGCAGTTGACATATTTTGTTTTTCAAGATTTTCTAACGCCTTATCTAGCCCAACAATTTCGGGATTTAACTCGTCCGATTCTTTTGCTAAGTTTAAAAGAACATTTCTAAACATAACTCCGCCTCTGGAACCTTTTAATCCCTTTTCTCCTAAGACTTCTATTGCGGCAACAGATTTTTCAATACTGATACCTGCTGTTGCCGCATTAACACCAAATTCTTTTATCGCTTCTGATACTTCCGGAATTTCAGCAGCGCTTAACTTAGACCCAGCCGCCAATACATTTATAAATCTGCTTGCTTGGTCTGCCCCAGCTCCAAATTGATTTAATGTTTCAACCAAATTTTTCGCCGCATCCGGAAGCTCCATTCCTGATGCTTCAGATAAAGCAATAGCTTCCTTTGTTACCGATGCTAAAGCTGCGCCATTCTCCAACAGTTCAGGCTTTCCAGAAGCTATTAACTTAAAAGCTTTAATAGTATCAGTAGAGCTTTTAGTCGTTGCACTTCCAAGCTCTATTGCTTTTTGTTTTAAATAATCTAATTCTTTGCCTGTTGCTCCAGTAATAGCGCTAAGATTAGATACTTGTTCTTCAAAATCAGCTATTTTTTTAATTGATCCTGCAATAACTCCACCAACGGCTGCTATTGTTGCAAATCTACCAATCATTCCACCAATAGAACGGTTAAAAGTATTTGTAGTTTTATTCATTCGATTCATTTTGCCACTGAACCGATCTTTTAACCCTATTATATAATCAACATTTTTGGTTGCCATTATTTAAACTTTAAAGGTATTTGAGAAATTGGCAATAAATCATTTTTTGATAGCATTTGGATATAATTCCAATATCTTACCGTATCTGCAATTGCTTCTTTTTGATCTTTATATTTTATTATGTCAATTTTAAAAA